GAAATCTTCTGTGCCTGTGTATGTGCCACTCGTTGCTCTTTGTGCAATTTGCATATCACCATTTATAATTATCGGTGTCGCAGTTTTTCTTGGTCTAAGCAAACCTGCTAAATTATCTGTGCCTGTTCCTGATACTGTTACACTCATTATTCACTCTCCAATGCTGTTATTCTAGCCTCTAATTCTTGTATTGTTTTGACAAGTAAAGGTACAAGTTTGCTTTGGTCTATACCTTGATATACAGCATCACCATTGTCATCTACTGCATCTTTAGTTCCTGTTACTGCTAAAGGTACAACATCTGAAACTTCGTGTGCAATAAAACCCTCTATTGTCTCTGAATGACCTTTAAAGTTAAATTTACAAGGTTTTAGTTTTTTGATTTCTGTCGTTGCATCAAATGTGTATTCTACATTTTCTTTAAGTCTGTAATCTGATGAAGTGTTATATGCAGTGTTACTTGCTGTAACAGAAATAGTGCCAACTACACTTGACGCTTGTTTAAATTGTATTATCGTGCCTGTGCTTGTATTTCTTCTCAAATCTAAAGTACGAGAGCCATCTGAAGTTATGTTTGTTCCTGTACTCAGATGTTCAAATCCAGATGTAGCACCATCATCAGTTGATGATTTGCCTATTAAAAAATTACCACTTGAATCTATATGAACTCTATCTGTACCACCTGTTTTAAAATCTATTTGGTCATCTGTATCTGCATGAATTGAGGTATCGGCATCAGCATCTAATACCAATTCGTTACCTTGTAAATCAATCGTACTACCAACAGTCATTTTGGTTGTACCAGCCGATTGAATATCGACTACGCCACTGGTGTCAGAGGTGATCTTTAATCCATCACTGGTATCTGCATTGATTGTACTTGCCATCTATCATATTCTCCTAAAGTAAAACTAGCCTCTCCCCAGAGGGGATGGTCAGTGTGATGCCAGCATTTATGGTCAAGGGCGCAACACAATGAGCTGACTTACTACTTGTGATTGTATAATTAGTTGTCATCACCCTAGAGTTCTCGAAAAAAATTTGGTCTGTTCCACCACCAGTAGCACCAGCCGTAGCCGTAGCAAAAGACAGATTTCCAGATCCGTCAGTTTGTATGACTTGGTTTGCTGTTCCATCTGACGCTGGTAATACAAAAATCTGATCACCTGTCAAAGCTGGTGCCTCAAATCCTACGAAGTTTGAGCCTTCCATGAATCTAAGTTCTTTATTACTTCCACCTAAAACTAAATTACCTGTTACAGTTGCGTCACCAGATGTCGTAATTGCACCGCCATCTGCAATAGTGATGGCATCATCACCATCTGTAAATTCTATCAGCGCAGTTCTTACTGAGTCTGACTTGAAATACTCTACTGTATCGTTAGTCTGATCCAGTTCTGCTATGAGAATGTATGCGTCATTGTCCTCGTTTCTAATACTTAGCTGGTTTGTACTTGTATTATAAAATATCTGTCCAGCAAAATTGGTAGAGGGCGCAGATGATCCACTGCTACTACTAGCAAGAGATTGAAGTGCATTATTTAAATCAGTCCTAAATGCTGGGAACAGTTGGTTGTCTATTGTGAAATCGTGTTGTGCCATATCATTCTCTAATTAATTGTTTTGATATTATCATATCATTTACGCAGATTCTACATATCCAAAACCTTTTGCTACATAATCAAAATCCCTATCTACCACTGTGCCACTACTGTTTTTAAATTTTATGGTAAAGCCAGTAGCAGATTTAGAGGTAAGCTCATAAAAATCTCCTGTGGCTAGACTTTGTGCAGATATACCTAAACCTTGTAATTCTTTAAAAGCTGGGCTAAATGTTACAGTTTTACCACTAGCAGATGTGCCACTTGCGACATCATCTTCTGCTCTTGTACTATCTGGCATATCTACAGTAGCACTTAGCTCATAGATAGATGGCGTTGCAGTTGATTTAGTTGTCGTCAGTTTTGCTCTTAGTTTAATATGACTTGCTCTATAGTCACCTAGTATATAGTTTCTGAAATCTGTGTAAGAAGATCCATCTGTTGATGTTGCTATAAGTAGCTCAACATTGACATCATTGTGTTCAGAATATCCACCCTCAAAATTACCAGTCTGATCATCAAATAATCCTACTGTGCTATCGAATAAACTTGCCCTATCAAATCTATTGAATTTACAAGTGAATATTACACGACTATTATAAATCCCAGCTAAATCGAATACTGGAAAATCGTAAACTCCGTCTGCGTTAAATGTGGTCGTACTACCATCATCAAAATTACCTGTTGCGTCATCAAAGTTACCACTAGCATCATCAAACAATGTACCTTCTATGAGTTGTAAAAAGTTAGTGCTGTCTCTCGTTACTAACTCTAAATCCGTTCCTATAGTACCTATGGTAAAGTTTGGTGATGGTGTGCTACTAGTGACGACATTAAAATCTCTACTTATAGCATTTTTTATGATTACAGTTTTAGCAGAGTTCTCACTTTCAAGACCTAAAACATCAATAGCCTTGATCATGTAAGTTCCAGTTTGTGCTGGTAATACTACTGTGTTTGCTGGTTTACCTATTTTTTCTGCTACTACTAAACCTTCTTCAAATTTCTGATTCGTTGTAAGAGGTGAGTGTCTTATGATGTAATGTGATAAATCTAAATCTGATACTGGTGTCCAAGCAAGATGTACAACATCACCTACTACATTACTTGAAAAATCAGTGACATCACTAGGTGGTGCAGTTTTTCCAATAACTTGATGAGAGGCTGTAACAAAATCACTATGTACTCCAAAGGCATTGATTGATCTGGCTCTAACATTGTAGATTGCGCCATCCTCTGCATTGACCAACTCGAACACATTACCTTTACTTCTACCTAGTGTAACAAAAGAACTATCTGTCTCATTAGTGTTTTGAGTCTCGACTTCAAATTCATTAGTCGTTCCGTCAGAAGACGCACATTGAATTTCTAAAACTGTGATAGGTGTCTCTGCGTATGCTCTTAGTTTGTCTGTTACAGTGATAGATGGTATCTCAACTGTCTCTGCTGTTGGTAGTGTCGTGTTGTCTAAATTGAAGGCTTGCTCTTCTGCGTTCCAATCGTAGACTGATGAGGCTGTTTCTTTGAGTATCAAATCTATACCAATATTGTCTGGTGATGAATTGAATACATATTGTGCTACTTCAAAGACCTTACTGCTGAAACCTAGTCTGGTATTCGTTACACTTACTGTATCACCAACTTGTAAAGTGAATGCTTTCATACTTACTTTTCCAGATAAGACTATTTGTTGTCTGCTTTTTCTAAGAAATACTTTGGCTATCCTTTGTGCCATTGTTGATGTTTTGGTAAATGGTAAATCAAGATCAGCAAATAATGTTTCACCATCACTAGATATTGCAGTGCTATCTGACACTGCTGGATAATCACTTGGCTGAAAGTTAGTCTCGTCAGATGTAAATATTCCTTTGACAGAGTTGAAAAGACTCCTTCTCGATTGTTTGGTTTGAACATCTATGCCTGATATAAAATCATCTTCTGTGAGCGTTAGTGCTGGTGAGATATATTGACCACCACGAATGATGAACTTGCCGTTTGAATACGATAATATTCCAAGACAAGATGAAAGCATATCGTCTAGTATGTCCATAGGTGAAATATCATTGTATACAATGCCATGACACTCATATCTATTCTCTGTGCCACCAGCAGACAATGTTACATCCTCATCACATAAATTAGCCATAGTCGTAAAAGATGTAGTATCTATGTTAGATGTAGATGTTCCGAGTCCATATTTACTGTCAGATAAATAGTCATAAATACACAAAGCTGAATTTGACGAGAATGCAGTAGATCCAGTTCTGAAATCTAAAACTTTTTTGCCTTTTATTTGTGCTGATACATTCGGTAAGCCATTCGGAAACATATCAGCGTCATATTGTAATCTAATGTATAGATATGCTATACCTCTCAATCTGTGTGCAGTTGTCCACTTTGGCACTTCTGATACTAAATCAGCGTCAGCTAATTGGTCATCACTACCTAGATGTTGCTTTATCCTGACTTTCGTTTGAAATTGCAAAAGACCTACTGTTCCAACACCAACAAATTTACTTGGTGCAGATGGTACAAGTCTTGATATGCCGTTTGCATCTGTACCAGCACCAATACCTGATGATGTCAGAGTAAGTTCTTCATCATTAAAGAATATTTTATCGAATGATTGTATTTCATGAGATGCTATTTGTACCACAAGATGAACAAAATTATTATTATCTGAGGTTTCCATAAAAAGAATACCACCTGATTTTTTGGTCTCACCATATACCACATCTCTTGATATGATAGGTTGTTTAATCATTAATGATCTGTTTTGTAACTGACTGGAATATGATGACTGACCTAGAGATGAGTTTCTGATTTTAGGTTTAGGCGCAAGTATTGATAAGCCTACGCTGATAATTAATGAAGTAAATGTATCTGCTAAAAATCTAGGGCTGGTTAAAACCTCACCAACATCTCTTATAATTCTACCGATTGATCTTACTACACTACCCATTACTTATAAAACTCCTGTGTATATAAATGTCTCACGCTTTCAATAATATTGTTACTGCTCACTCTTAGATAATTTATTCTTTTTTTTGCACCAAACTTATTACTAAAATATTTTTTTAGCCAGTATATCTCATTTTTTGCATTACGCTTAGATAAAACATCTACTACCCAGACTTTATCACCACAGTTCCACTGCTCAATCTGTCCTGTTCTTTTGAACTTGAACTCTGCAATATCATTGAGGTAAGCCCAGCTTACGAAACCTTTTATTCCGTCTCGTTCAATGAAAACCTCGAACTGAGATACTTTGATACATGGATAGAGATAGTTGAATAAATCATAGTCAGCAATATTTTCATATTTACTGTATGACTTGAAAAAGTCTATGATTTGAATGATGTTATTATCTTGATCCACCACCCCACACCAAACTCTTATCTTGTAGATCATCAACAAATTCTAAACCTTTATCGTTTGGAAATGATATCTTTTGGTCTTGATCTGTATATCTTCTAGCTATTGGTCTCTCTAGCGTTACCATTTTATTCTCGACAGTCACAGTGATTAGACTCGTTTCTCCTAGTTCTCTTATAGTCATAGTATCTAATATGCCTTCAAATATTTTGTAGGGTGTTTCTACTATGACAGTTCTATTGTCTGTTTGTGTCAAAACACCAAAGAACAATTCGACAACAGTGCCATGAGAATCCTCTGTCAATACCTCTGATAAAATAGAAGAGTCTATACCTGATAGTGTCAGACGAATACCATTAGCTTTTACCTCAGATGTTTCTTCTATTTCTGATATTTCAAGTAGATTACCAGTGCCTACATAAGTTTCTGAATCTATGAAGACATCATTATAGCCAGTCCAGATGTTGAGCTTGTTAGGGCTAAATCCAATAGATACCGCATAGAATGGTCTTACTGTTGAGCTAGTAAGTTGATTACTAAAATCTGTACTTATTGATCTTGTCATTATTTACTAGATTTAGCGGTTGTTTTTTTCTTTTTTGCTTTTGGTTTTGCTTTGGTCTCTTTTGGCTCTACGGCTTTCAACTCTTGTGCTTGACCTTCTGATACAAATATTTTAGCGAGATCTTCTTGCCATGATTCTTTGCAGTCTAATATTTCTTCTTTTTGGTATATCTTAGTTGCGTTACCACTAGCGTTTGCTGATCCTCTAGCGTCTACTATCATTTTAACTTTCATTACTTTTACTCTCCAAAATGTTTTCTAAAACTTGTTCCCAGCTTACAGGGTTAGTTTCCCACTTAACACCACCATACAGAAAGTCAAAACGATTTACAACTCTCCCATTAAAAGAGAATTTTGCGTTAGGATCTGCTTTTTTTACAGCCCTAATTATGTCCAGTTCTCTTTGAGAGAATGGTATGTTGTTGCTCATAATTCTTTTCAGAACTGGGCTGGCACACAAGCAATATCAACCAGCCCAGCGAGTATATACTCTAATTAAGCGTCAGTTGAATCAATAGGATTCCCTAAGATTCCTTGAACACTAATAGGTGTGCCATTACTATGACTTCCTGTAGCGTCAATTTTGACTCTTGCATATCTTTTACCACCAATGTAACCGATTTGGCTAGTCTGTGGTGTTTCTCCGTTTGCGTCTAGTGTCAAGAAGATACCACTTGAATCAACAGATCCTTCAGTCACATCTGTTGAAGATGTCACTGCGGTAAATGTTGAGTCATCATCAGAGTGTTCAAGAATGAAATCAAACTTTACACTTCCTGATAATGTATCTCCTTCGATACCACTATTCACTACGAACATCAAGGATTCAAAACCTTGACGATCAACTGTTGTGCCATCAGTATCAGACGTAAAAACTTTAGCGTCTTGACAGGTAACGGCTTTCGTTCTATTTGAAATATCTCTCATTACTTATCTCCTATGCACTAATGTTTTGTAATTGAATAGCCTCTGCTAGTACAACTGCACCACCAACTCTTTTACGAGCTACATAACGGATGTTACCACTTGTAGCTTGGCTAAACGGATCTCTCATAATTGAGACATTGACACGATCTACGATTGTGTATGCTCTTGCGAAATCACCGAAAGCTATTGGTTTAGCACTTCCACCTATTGCTGGCATATCTGTTGCTAATGTGTAAGGAAAGCCCATCAATGTGCTTGGCGCACCACTGACAAGGTTTAGCCCTACATGGAATATTTTTTGACCTTCTGTATCTTCTAATTGTAGAACTTTACTGAATGTCGCTCTTGACATAACGAATCTAGCATTTCTTTGATACTCAGACTTAACTGCGTATGCAAGATCTATTAGACCATTTGTTGTCAATGCAGATCCACTTCCAGAGTTAGTTGAACTAACGCCAGCGCTTGAATCTGTAAAGCCTTGTGGACGACCTACACCATTACCAGATACAAAAGATGTACCTTCTGCAAGTGCAAATCTCTCAGCAAATTCACTAGCCATTTCAGATTCTAAATCGAAAGCTGAATCTTCTAGTAAAGATTGTGAGATATCTACTAAAGCATACAATTCGTGTGCGTCAATAGATACTTGTCCTGATTGATACCCAGTCGTCTCACTACGACTTCCAGTCTCACTGACAAAACTTGCAGAAAATTGCCCTGTACGTTTAGGTAATTCAACGCCTCTTTTGTCTGTTTGGATAACTCTTGCTATTTCTCTAATTGGTGAGATTTCTGTCACACCTTTGATGAGTTCAGCAACAAACTCTGCTGGTGCATAAAAACCACCGAGTGTGTCGTCACTTTCATAAAGTGCTTTTGTTTCTTCTGGATCTACTTCACCTTTTCTTAGATAACTTCCAAAAGCCTTCATCTTCATATCAACTTCTTTTGTTCCACCATGTTCTGGTCTCGCAAGTCTAGTTTCTATGGACGCAAGTTTTTCTTCTGCTCTCTCTAAGTTTTTCTTTAAGATTTCGTTGTCTTGTCTCTTTTCTTCAATCTCAGCGATCTTGTCAGAGATTTTATCTACTTTATCTTGCAGAATAGGATCGGCATGACCTTTTTTTTCAATTTCGTCAAGACGCTTTCTGTTCTCAGTTTTGAGTTCTTCAACTGCATTACCGAGTTCATCAACAGCTTGTCTAATCTCTTCTGTCATTTTTGACTCCTAAGTTTTTATTAAGTTAATTACACGATTAATACTATCAACAACATCTCGTTGTTCTTTATTAAAAGATTTATGTAGTATACTCGCACTTTGTTTCGCTGTTGAAAAAGACCAGCCTACATCTCGTAAGTGACTCTCCAATTCACGCTCTGTGATAGTTTCTAACAGTTCCTTGTCAAACTTCACTTTAGTTACTTTAGCCCTAGTATTCATAGGGAATGTAACCATTGATATCTCCATTAAATCCACTTCCTTTATAACTCTTTTTTTGCCTTTATCATCATAGTGATATCCTTTGGCATTGAGTCTATATCCTATTGACATAGAATCTATAGCGCCCATTTTCATAAGCTCGAATACTTCTCTACCTTTTTGTGTGCCTAATGCTAGACGACCTTTGACTTTTAAACCTTTATTATCTTCTTCTATTGACTCAATTACGCCTATTGGCTCATCTGTCTTGTGTTGGTAAAGTAATTTGATTTGTTTTGGTTTCTTGTTGTGTATTGATTTTGCGAAAGCGCCTTTTTCTATTACATCATTACCTAAGTCTTTATTGCCAAATACACTTGCATAACCCTCGAATACACCTTCATCATCTGCGTCTATTTGTTTGAACTCACAGTCCAAAAATTCGTTACTTGATTTATCTTCTTTTTCTGCGTTGAAACTTGCAGAACATACAGCAGTCCTTTGATCTTCTGCGTACTCATTTAACATTGTTCTATCTGACATACATCTACTCATAAAAGAACTTCTGTCTTCACTGTCTGTAGGTTTAGGTATTGGCATCAAACACTCCTAAATTATTTAAGAGTATTCTATCAGTAAATACTTATGTTAATCAACTAAGATATCATCCTCGTCAATAAATTCGTAATGGCAACGACAATTCACTACATTACTTGCACCACCTCTATCATCAGAAGGATAAGCCATTGGAAGTTCTGCAAAGCCACCACCTTTAATCGGTGTAAGAACTTTGAAGTCTTCATTACCTTTGACAACAGTTCCATTCATAGCGCTATGCCATGATCTTACTCTGTCATCTTGTGAAGTCACCCATACTTTGATCGGTCTTTGGAATCCTAAGTTTTTCGTAAACTCGCTTTTTGCATACATCATAGCGCCATGTGTTTCTGTCCTTGCTATCATAGTAGAGCGCCATAGAGAGAAGGCATTATTTTTTGCTATATTCTCAGCTATTGTTTTAATCTCCAGACCAGCATTGATACCTAGTTCTATTTCTTTTTTGACCTTATCTTTTGTTGTTTGTGTAACCTGTGTGATATGCTGACCAACTATCTCTGTGATATACAACTGTAACGCTGGTATCAAATCAGTAAGATCAGTTTGCTTTATACCTCTTGTTCTCTTAATCGACTTGTCCATGTGATCGAATATACTCAACATATTCTTCTCAGTTGTATTGTACAACTCATCATAAAAAGATTGTACAGTGTCGTTGTCTACATCTTGTATATTCTCAAAGTCTCTCGCAAACCTTTTTTTGAATTTATCAAATACTTTTCTTATGTCTACTCTAAACTTGTTGCTAAGTGTAATAAGACTTCTAATATATTCTCTATATGATTTTCTTTTACTTATTCTGATCTTTGCCATATATTAAGTCCATAGTTTCTTGCAGTAGTTCTTTTTGTGTTCCGTATTTCATTGTAAAGCCCTTTGGATCATTATGGTATGCCTCATTTGATGTCCTGTGATGATAATGACATAAGGGTATAGTCTCAAAATGACTGGCTCTTTTGCCAATGATTCCGTTACTTATGTGGTGTATTTCTGCTGGTGTGTCGTAGAATCCGTTTTTTCTACAGGCTATACATCCTAGTTCTGCTACTTTTCTTAGATGTTCTTTTTCAGCTTTCGTCATTAAAATAACTAAAATCTACTTCCCACATTGAGATTATACATGATTTTAGTATGACTGATATACCACCTACACCTGAATCTTTGGTCAATGAATTAGCTACTTTGATTACCTCATCATTGTCTTCTATGAGCCATCCTACTGATCTTGCTATTTCAAAGTCGCAGTCTTTGACGTTATCTACCCAGCCACCATCACCAGTGTGATCCTTCCAGTCTACAACTATCATTGGATATTTTTCTTCTACTGAATCAAGATCATTTACTTTATTCATGCCGTATACTTCTTACCTCTAAAAAATGCCGTTCTGTACCTGTTGCTTACCTGTATGAGTTCTGGTGCTACTGTTTTTTCTGTAGGATCTACAGTGATTACTGCAAAGCCGTTATTCCAATCGTTAGCAATAGTGTCCTCTAAGTAAGGATGGTATGACTGTGACAAGTGTCCAGTTTGTATTGACATTGAGGAAGTAGTATAGGTATTGAATGTTCTTGCGTTTAATTGATGGGTATGACCTGTGATGATGTGAATACCAGCCCTCATTGAATTTTGGTAAGCAGTATGTATACCACCTCTCATTCTATGTTTGATGAGAACTGTATCATCTACTAAATGACTCATAGCCCACTCCCAGTCTGGGAATAAATTTTGTATCTTGAATCCTTCAAAGTCCTCGAAGGCTCTACCCCAGCTCATGCATGCTTTGGATAGTCTAGTTTCGTGGTTTCCAAAAGTGGCTAGTTGCTTGATAGGGTACTTTGCACTGTTGATCAGTTTTTGTATCTTGCTCAACTGCGCCTGTGTGTCTAATATTTCTTGTTGTACTGTTCTCTCTTTTGGTCTTATCTCTGTATGGAACTTTGCAAAGTGTGAAAGTATTGATAAATCTAATATGTCACCATTTGCTACAACGCATTTGAGTTGTCTGTCCTTCATAAGATCTTTGAGTACCTTAAGCATAATTTTATATGATGGGGTTTCGTGTCCTTCAAAGTGTGCGTCAGAGAATACTAGCATACAGTATGGATGATCTGTTATGTCTACATGGTTAGTAAGTGGGGGTAAGTTTTCTCTCTCTGTTCTGGTGACTTTGTTGTATTTATTGTTGTGCGGTAATAATCTAATCCCAGTCATCTCTTCTGCTTGTTGTCTGTAGAATGTCATAGATCCACTGTCTGTTGATAGACCTAGATATTCAAAAACATCCTTTTGACAAGTCATGTTCGGTAGATTCCACGCTCTTACGATATCGTGAGCCGTGGCTTTTGAGATAGACGATCTGTCTTTGCTTGGCATAACTACCTTATTTTTTAGAAGATAGTGGGTGATCTCTCGGTAATAAGTCAAGATCAAACTTGCCACCAGAGAATCTACCAGTAACAACTGCTCTTAGGAAAGCATTTACTCTTGCCATAGCCCACTGTTCTTCTGATTGAACATTACTTCGTACAGATTGTGGGTTAGTTCTGTAAGCGCCTATGCCTCTGACATAAACTGCTGACAACATCCTAACTGTCACTCTCTTTCCCCTTTTATTGCCGTGTTTTTCGTTGTGATCTTTTACTTTGTTTTCTATTCCTTTTTTTGCTTTTGCAGTCAATCTTGGTGCTTTTGTCTCATCTTCGTCTTCATCATCATGGTATCTCTTGTCTTCTCTTTTTTTGATTACATCCATGACGACATCCTTCATTGTTCGCTCACCAAGTGTTCCAATAACTAACCATTTCATTTGTGCTACTACACCAGCTATGTTTGATAATGTTGGTGATGTGTCTGGATCTTTGAACTGACTACCATCTTCAAAGTGTCTACTAGCCCATGCCTCTCTTTCTTTGATCTTATCAAGTATTGTTGGTGTCTCTTTGTCGTTATCTAAGTGATCTGTAAGCAGTCTGTAACTTCTATTGCCTTCTATGTTACCACCAGCACGCCAGATATCTGGATGTTCTTCTTTGATTGTCTTTGCAAACTGTCTGTCAAACAATGGGAAGTTACTGTTTCTAAGTGATATCTTTTTATCATCTCCTGACTGTGGGAAGTTTGTTTGCTTGTCTTCTTCTTGATATCTACCTGATAGCCTTGCCTCGTATTCACCATGTGTTCTGCATGGCATATAAACTGTTTGACCATCTATTGAGTGACTGTGTGTGCCAGCACATCCTATTTGATCTGCTCTGCGTTCAGCCTCTTCTTCTGTTGTATAAGTGTCCACATCTACCCTAGCTTTTTCTCCATACATCTCATTGAAATCTTTTTCTGCGCCATCTACATCTACAGGTTTTGCATTGTCCTGACTGCTCTCTTGTGTCTCACCGATAGGGAATAAGTTAGATGGTATATACAATTCATCACCACCACTGACGTTCTCTAGTCCAAGCCTCTCTCTAGCCTCGTTTCTTGTAAGAATACCAGCCTGAACACCACCTACTACATTTTCATAAATTTGTCTTCTCTTCTCAGCCATAGCTGGTATAGAGTCTATGTCATACTGTACTCTTATGTTGCCGTCATACAGTGGTGCAAGAAACTCATTCAGATCTGATTCTACTCTTTGTAACAGTGGTATGATTGTCTCTTCATACAAAGATAGTTTTGCAGTTTCCATGTTGCTATAAGTTTGTGCGTCTGGAATACCGATAAGTTGCGCTGGTACACCAAACGATAACGCTATCTCTCTAGCACTCATATTAGACAGTTCTAAGAAGTCCATGTCTTTTGGTGATAATCCCATTTGTGTATAGTCGAAGTCACCTTCTAACAGTAGTGGTCTACCTGAGTTGTGTGATCCTTGAAACCTGAACTCTAAGTCTTCTAGCAGTCTTGCTCTTTGATCATCTGTCAGTGTTGTACTCTCACCAGCCTCATCTCTTGGATTGAACTTCAACATACCTGATGGTGTAGCACCATTTTTAAGTAAAGCTACATTGTGTATGCCAGCTAAGTTGTGCTGATCAATATTGTATGCACTTGACATCATAGGGCTACATCCGTAGTAGTCATCTACTGGGTTGAATAGTTTGATCTGTTTTAGTTGTGATTGTCCTGTTGTCTGATCTACAGGATAGCTTTTGAGTGTCTTGCCGTCTACTACATAGTCATAAGAACTTGGTATGATTGTCTCACCAGCTTTGATTTGTATACGATCTGGTCGTAATAGATACAACTCTCTTGGTGGTCTTAGATCATCTGCGTCTCTGAGTATATAAGTATTACCTGATATCATTAGATATGAGAATAGACTTGTAAAAAATTCTTGTCCTGATTGTAATGGGTTTGGTCTGTCTAAGAGTGTTATAAGTTCGTGATTGTCTAGTTTAATATCATCATCAAATACATCTAGCTTGACTGATGAGGCATTGATACTGATGATGTCTACTGATCTATGGACTATTGCGTTTTGATTGTAGCCTTCGTCTGCATAAGAACTATACTTCTTGTTGGACATTTTGTTGTATGCGCCTAGTTTGTTGATCATTATTCTAGGTGCGTCTTTTCTATCTAGCTTTTGATCTTGTTTCTTTTGTTTGAAAAATATATCTAATATACCCATTAAGTTATCCTATACACTGCTTGACCACTAGATTGAAGACTTGTAATAGCCCACACTAAAGCGTCTACTCTATCATCATGTTGAGATTTTACATTATTTCCAGTAAAAGAACACATTTGAGATTCTAATTCTTTGAATATTCCAACATGACTGACCATACCTCTCTCGTAAAAACTACTGACTGGCTCTGCTCTTGTTACCTTACCTCTTGTTGCTCGTACACTTTTGTAAGGAACATTTACATCTCTTGTTCTTAGTAAACGCTCAATAAGATCACCACCATTGTTCACTTCTGCAATTATTCTATCAGCATTATGTGTATGGTACAAACTGATAGCTTTTTCTATCCACTGATCTGGTGACGATCTCATAGTTGCGTCTTGCAGAATATAGAAACGATTATCTGATCCACGACCAGCGACAACGATACCTGTCTCATCACCTGTTGATGTCATAGCTGGATCTATTGCTACTACAACTCTTTGTAAGTTAGGTGCAACTTTTATTCTGTTCTCTTCTATCTGACTGTACTTGAATAAAGCGCCCTCTGTGTCTTCAAGGATCTCTCCGTATAGTTCTTGTCGTCCTAGCCTTGTGCCTTCTAGTGTTTCTCTATACATTTCTACTGATGACTTTGCTAAATTGTCAATGTTCTCATAAGTTGATCCTCTAATTACTTCTACATCACTTCTCTCTACAAGTGATTTGATAAGTTGTGTCGGTCTAGGTGTTGTTGTAATTATACACTTTGGATTCTTACCCTGTCGTAGTGCAAGTAGTAAGTTGTCAAACGCTACTGTGTCTCTGAAACTACCAAGCTCATCACACCATGCAAAGCTAAGGTTACTACCACGAATACGATCACCGCTCTCTGCTGGGAAACCAAGTATCTTTGATCCGTTGTAAAATGTTATCTCGTTGTAAGACTTATTGTAACCTTCTGCTGATAACAGTTCTGGATGTATCTGGTTGATGATACCTGAGTCACCATTGAATACTACTTTCCTAAGATCCTGATGTGTTGGTGCTACTACACCACAAGTTGCATTAGAGTTCATAAGACAGTGTTCTATGACCGCCATACTACCAAGTTGTGTCTTACCAAAGCCTCGACCACATACGAAAAGATGTATATTGTACTTGTCTTGAAAATTAATCTTCTGCTTTGCTCTCGCCTTCGAGTACCACTTTAGAAGTGTTTGAAATGTTATCTTGCTCAGAGGTGAACTCAGTTTCTCGTATTCTTGCCAGTAGTCTTCTAACACTTTCATCTTCTTTTGCGAAATCTCGTACCTCTTCTACATTAGTTTCCTTCCATCCCATTCTTGATTTTACCCAGAAAATACAAGCAGTCAAAGAAACTTTATCATCACCTTCTGTTGCTATTTTGAACAGTCTCTCACATATCATCTCGTTAGCCTCTGCCATGCCGAGATCAAGCTCATCTCTATAAATTTTAATCATTGAGTTTTTACACATACCGATCTTTACTGCTATCTGATCTTGTGGAACACCAATAGCAGACATTCTGTATACTTCTTTTGCAGTTTGCTGATCTCTAAGTATTTTTTTCATTATTTGAACTCAACTTCTTTTATAGAGTGCAAGTGTTACATATTCCAAGAATACCATATCCCAGCCAACAGTATAATCAATCCAACAAAGTTTATATAAATCAATGGCTTATCCTCAGTAAGTATACCAGCGTATAGCCATCCAGTGATCCCTACTATCTGAACATATAGATTTTGAGGGTAAATGTTTGCAGATGTAAGAACTAATCCAATACTTAACACTATAGCTGAAAACCATTTAACTTGATTTATCATTGAAAAAACTCTTTTTTCGTGTACCGAATCTTTGAGCAAAGTCTCCTTCTGTATGAAAACATCTACTTCTGGTACTATATTTCAATAT